CATCGACGCCACGGACGCCGCCACCGCCAAGGCCGTCGCCGCCCGCGAGCTCCGCTCGATCATGTCCGACCTCCGCAAGCTGGCCCCCGTCGGGGAGAAGGGGGACACAGTCGATGACATTGCTGAGCAGCGAGCGAAGCGCCGCGCCGCCGCCCGCGCCCAGGACAGTGGCTGACGGGCCCCTGTACGGGTGGCAGGAGCCACCGATCCAGATCGCGCCGCCGTCGGTGTCGAGCGCGGGCCAGGAGGCCATCGACCTCGCGGCCAAGGCCGGCCTACAGCTGGACCCGTGGCAGCAGCACGTGCTGCGCATCGGCATGGGCGAGAAGGCCGACGGCTCATGGGCAGCCTTCGAGGCGGCAGTCAACGTCCCGCGCCAGAACGGCAAGGGCGGGATCATCGAGGCCCGCGAGCTCTGGGGCCTGTTCATCGGCGGCGAGCAGCTCATCCTGCACAGCGCGCACGAGTTCAAGACGGCGAAGAACGCGTTCAAGCGCATCGAGCGCCTGATCCGCGCATGCCCTGACCTGCACAAACGCGTGAAGGCGTACAGGTACACGGTCGGTGAGGAATCGATCGAGCTGCACACCGGGCAGATCCTGCGGTTCATTGCCCGCTCGAAGGGCAGCGGCCGCGGCTTCACCGGTGACTGCAACATCCTCGACGAGGACATGATCCTCGGCGACGAGGCGATGGACGCCCTGCTGCCGACGATGGCCGCGGTGGAGAACCCGCAGATCTGGTACCTCGGATCGGCGGGCATCGGTGCCCAGTCCGTGCAGCTGGGCCGTCTGCGGCGCCGAGCCCTGGCCGCGATCGAGGTCGGCGTCCCGGATCCATCGCTGGCCTACTTCGAGTGGTCTGCCAACCTGCACGTCGCCGAGTGCGCGAAGGACTGCGCCGAGCACGACGATCCTGCCTCCGACGAGACGGTCCTGAAGGCCAACCCGGCGGTCGGGTACCGGCTGACGCTGGAGAAGGTGGCCAACGAACGGTCAACGCTCAGCGCGGCTGGCTACGCCCGTGAGCGGCTCGGTGAGGGCGACTATCCGTCCGACGAGGCGGATACGTGGCAGGTCATCGGCGAGGACGCGTGGCGCGCGCTGGCGGCTGCCGAGTCGCAGCCCTCGGATCCGGTGGCGTTCGCCATCGACATGACGCCCGAGCGCTCACATGCGGCCATCGCGGTGGCCGGGGCCTGGCGGGGCGGAACGCACGTCGAGGTGGTCGACCACCGGCCCGGTACGGGCTGGATCCTGGACCGCGCCGAGGAGCTGCACAAGAAGTGGAAGCCGCGGTGCTGGGTCGTCGACGCGGGCGGACCTGCCGGATCGCTGATCGAGGATCTCGCGGACCGGCTCGGTGTGGAGATCGTCTCCCCGAAAGCCCGTGAAGTCGCCGCGGCGTGCGGGCAGTTCTACGACGCAGTGACCGAACAGACCCTGTCCCACCTCGACCAGGCGCCGCTGTCGGCAGCCCTGGCGGGCGCGCAGCAGCGCCCGCTGGGAGACGCGTGGGCGTGGGCCCGGCGGGTCGTGAGCGTGGACATCAGCCCGCTGGTCGCGGCGACGCTGGCCAAGTGGGGGCTGGGCGCCCCGGTCGAAGAGTCCGGCGACATCTTGAGCAACGTGTGGTGAGAAGGGTGACGGCATGAGCTGGTGGTGGCCCTTCCGCCGCAGGGAGCAGACGCGGGCGATCGCATATCAGGACGTGTGGGGCTCTGGCGGGGACCCCACGGTGCTGCGGGGCGGCAGTCAGGAGCGGGCGCTGCGCCTCGGGCCCGTGTACGCGGCGACACGGCTGCTCGCGGACTCCGTGGCGTCCCTGCCCCTGAAGAGCTACCGGGCGGACGGAGACGACCGCCTGCGTGTCCCCGTGCCCCCGCTGTTCCGTCGCCCGGCCGCGGTCGGCACGCGCTACGACTGGCTGCACCGGTGCATGACCTCGCTGACGCTGCGCGGCAACGCCTACGGGCTGATCGTCGCTACGGGGCCGGACGGCTGGCCCAGCCAGATCGAGTGGCTGCACCCGGAAGACGTGAGCATCGAGGACAACCTCGCCGCCGTCCCGGTGTGGTTTTACAAGGGCCGCCGCCTCGAGGACGGGGAAATGTTCCACATCCCCGCGTACACGGTGCCCGGCCAGATCCTGGGGCTGTCGCCAATCGCGTACTTCGCGACGACGACGGAGGCCGGGCTGCTGGCCAACCAGTTCGGCCGGGACTGGTTCGCCAATGGCTCCACTCCCAGCGCCGTCCTGGAGACGGACATGGTGGTCGACCGGGACGCAGCCCTGATCCTGAAGGCCCGGTTCAAGGAGGCCGCCCAGGGGCGCGACGTGGTCGCCCTCGGCAACGGCGTGAAGTACAGGGCCATCTCGGTACCGGCCAACGAGTCGCAGTTCCTGGAGACCATCAAGGCGACGGCGAATCAGATCGCCGCGATCTACGGGGTGCCGCCGGAGAAAGTCGGCGGTGAGACCGGCGGATCGCTGACCTACGCCACGGTTGAGCAGAACAGCATCGACCTGCTCACGTGGACGCTGCGCCCGTGGCTGGCGCGCCTGGAAGAGGCGTTCTCGCTGCTGCGGCCGCCTACGGAAGAGGCGCGGTTCAACGTCGACGCGATGCTGCGTACCGACACCCTGACCCGCTACGAGACACACCGGATCGCTCGGGCGATCGGCCTGAACAACGTGGACGAACTGCGGCGCGTGGAAGACGAAGGACCGCTGCCCGGCGGCGCTGGGCAGGACTACACGCCACTGATCAAGGTGGCTCTGGACGGAAGCGGGATGAAGTGAACGGCGACAGTGAGCGTCGGTTCACGCGCGGCCTCGTGGAGGTCCGGGCGGCCGGCGACAGCAGGACGATCGGCGGGTACGCGGCGAAGTTCAACACGCTGTCGCGCAACCTGGGCGGCTTCGTGGAGCGCATCGACCCGGGATTCTTCGCGAAGTCCGAGGGCGATGGCTGGCCGCGCGTGATGGCCCGCTACAACCACGACAACATGGCGCTGCTGGGTACGTCCCGGGCGGGCACGTTGCGGCTGCAGACGGACGGCACCGGCCTGGACTACAGCGTCGACGTGCCGCAGGCCCGCGGCGACGTCTACGAGTTGGTGCAGCGCGGCGACATCAGCGAGTCGTCGTTCGCGTTCTACACGTTCGAGGACGACTGGGCGATGACGGAGGACGGTTTCCCGGTGCGGACGCTGCTGTCCGGCCAGCTGGTCGATGTGGCGCCGGTGAATGACCCGGCGTACCTGGACACGTCCACGGGCCTGCGCTCGCTCGCCGAGAAGGCCGGCGCCGACCTTGCCGAGGTCCGGGCGGCGGCCGAGGGTGGCGACCTGAAGCGGTTCCTCGGGGCTCCGGCCCCCACGATCATTCCGGCTGGCGGGCAGGGCGAACCCCACCCGCTGATGTCGGTACGGCAGCGGCGCGCCGAGCTCATGAGGCGCCGCACCTTCTGAGGCAGGGCGAACCCCACCTCGACACACCACCCATCAGGCACCCTGGCCAACTCGCTGCGGGTGCCTTCGTCATGCCCAGGAGGGCAGATGTCCGAGTTCATCAAGAGGCTGCAGGAGCGCCGCCTGAACGTGTGGGAGCAGACGAAGGAGCTGCTCGACACGGCTGAGGGCGAGAAGCGTGACCTGAGCGCCGAGGAAGAGACCAAGTACCAGGCCCTGAACGCGGACCTCGACAAGATCGACGCCCGCGTGAAGGATCTGCGGGAGGCGGAGCAGCGCACGAAGGACGCCGAGGCGGCGTTCTCCGACCTGCTGGGCAAGCCCGCCGACGAGCGCAAGAAGGTGCAGGACACCAGCGCCGAACTGCGCCAGTGGCTGACTGGTGAGGGCGGGAAGCGCGCGTTCGAGGTCCGCCCCGACGCGACGACCCCGCACGACTTCCGCACCCTGTCGAAGCTGACCGCCGCGGCGGGCGCGAACACCGTGCCGATCAGCTTCTACAACCGGCTCATCGAGCACATGATCGAGGTGTCGGGTGTCCTGATGGCCAACCCGACGCTGCTGCGTACCGCGTCGGGCGAGCAGATCCAGATCCCGAAGACGACGGCGCACTCGACGCCGTCCGGTGCCCCGATCGCGGAGGCCGCGGCGCTGGCGTCCGGTGACCCGACGTTCGGTCAGGTGCCGCTGGATGCGTACAAGTACGGGATCCTTCTGCAGGTTTCGCACGAGCTGCTCAACGACACGGGCGTCGACCTTGCGGGCTACCTCGCGCGGCAGGCCGGCCGGGCGATCGGTAACTGGTTCGGCACGCACCTCGTGACCGGTACCGGCACGAGCCAGCCGAACGGTGTGGTCACCGCGGCGACCGTCGGCGTGACCGGTGGCGCGGGCGTGGTCGGTGCGTTCACTGCGGACAACCTGATCGACCTGTTCTACTCGGTCATTGCGCCGTACCGGAACAGCTCGTCGTGTGCGTGGATGATGAAGGATTCCAGCGTCGCCGGACTGCGGAAGATCAAGGACTCGACCAACCAGTACATCTGGCAGCCGGGCCTTACCGCAGACGCCCCGGACACGGTCCTCGGCAAGCGGCTGTACACCGACCCGAACGTGGCCGCGACTGCCCTGTCCGCGAAGTCGGTCGTCTTCGGCGACTTCTCCACGTACTTCGTGCGGATGGTCGAGACGCTGCGCTTCGAGCGCTCCGACGACTACGCGTTCAACACCGACCTCGTCTCCTACCGCGCGGTCCTGCGCGGCGACGGCGACCAGGTCGACACGAGCGGCGCCATCAAGGTCTTCCAGGGCAACGCCGCCTGATCCGGCCTGACAACCGAGGCAGGGCCCAACCAGGGCCCTGCCTCTGCTTCGAGGAGGAGCAATGCGAGTACGGATGAAGATCGCCATCTCCGGCTCCCGCAACGGCGCGGACTGGCCCCCGGCAGGCGGAGAGATCGACCTGCCCGACGAGGAGGCCGAGCACCTGGTGACCATCGGCCTGGCCACCGCGGACGGCGAAGAGCCCGGCGAGGGCGAGGCGCCGGAGGAGACCGCGACCGCCCCGGGCGAGCCGGAGAAGGCCGCCGGCCGCCGCAAGCCCGCGGCCAAGCCAGCCGCCGAGAAGTAACCGGAGTCCCCCATGGCGCTGCTCACGCTGGCCGAGGCGAAGGCCCAGCTGGACATCGAGAGCACCGGGCACGACACCGAGCTGCAGGTCTACATCGACGCGCTGACTGCGGCGATTGAGCGGCACGTGGGGCCAGTGGAGAACCGCACCGTGACGGAGACGACCACCACGGGCGGTGCCACGCTGTGCCTGTCGCACATCCCCGTGGTGGCCCTGACGTCGCTCGTGCCGATCCTCACCAACGGCAAGGCGGTGCAGGCATCCGACGTTGCGGTCGACGCGGCAACAGGCATCCTGAGGCGCAAGGACGGCACCTGGTTCTGCGGCGGCCCGTGGACAGCGACATACACGGCCGGGCGCGGCGAGGTGCCGCCGACCATCAAGCTTGCCGCGCTGATTCTGCTTCAGCACCTGTGGCGCACCCAGTACGGCGCGTCGCGGGGACTGTCTGGGATCGGTGGGGGCGACGACTTCAACGTCACCGAGCCTGCTCCTGGCTGGGGTTACGCGATCCCGAACCGCGTGCTGCAGCTGCTGGAGCCGTACAAGGTTCCGCCGGGGGTGGCCTGATGCAGACTTCCCGCGTCCCTGCGGCGGTCGACGCTCTGCTGGCGATCCTGCGGGCCTCGCCAGCCTTGGCGGACGTCCGCATCATCGATGGCCCGGAGCCGGTGAACCTCACCGAGCGAGACATGATCTTCGTAGGGTGGCAGAACGGTGAGGCAGCGGTCGCGCTGACGCAGGACTTCAACGCGGCGGGCGCCCGCACCCGTGACGAGGCGTTCGAGATCGCCTGCTACGCCGAATCGCGGGCGGGCGACAAGGACATGGCGCTGCGCCGCACGAAGGTGTTCGACCTGGTCGGCGCCGTCGAGGAAGCGCTGCGCGCGACCGATGCCGCGCCGACCGCGCCGACGCTGAACGGCACCGTGCTGTGGGCGCACCTGACCACCGGCAATCTCCAGCAGGCGCAGAACGAGGGCTCGATCGCGGGTCTCGCGTTCACGGTGACCTGCCGAGCCCGTATCTGATCCAACCCATCACTGAGGAGTACAGCCATGGCGCGTGTGCGCTACGTGGGCTCGGAGCCGGTCACCGTGCCTGAGCTCGGGGACCGGCTCGTCGAGCCGGACACCGTCGTCGAGGTCCCGGACGAGCGGTTCGAGGGCTACGTCTGCCAGCCCAGCAACTGGGAGTCCGTCGAGGAGCCCGGCCTCCGCGCCGCGGCCGAGACGAAGAGGGCGGCGCGTGCCGCGAAGGGAGCTGATCTCTGATGGGCATCGGTTCGGGCCTTGGAGCCCAGCTCGGCGTCAGTGCCGAGAGCACCTACGGCACGTTCGTTGCGCCGGCCAAGTTCGTTGAGTTCACCAAAGAGAGCCTCGCTCTCAAGAAAACCACCGCCCAGAGCGCGGGGATCGCGGCGGGCCGTCTGCTGGCGCTGTCGTCCCGGCGTGTGCTGACCCGCCAGGAGGTGCAGGGGTCCATCGACCTGGAGATCGTCAACAAGTCCATGGGCGTACTGCTGCAGGCACTCATGGGGACGACCGTCACGCCGACGCAGCAGGCCGCGACGGCCGCCTACCTGCAAACGCACACCCTGGCGGACACTGCGGGCAAGAGCCTCACGATCCAAAAGGGCGTGCCGCTGACGACCGGCACCGTCACGGACAAGACGTTTCTGGGCTGCAAGGTCACCAGCGCGGAGTTCGCGTGCGAGGTGGGCGGCATGCTCACCGGCACCTTCGACTTCGACGGCAAGACCTGCGACGAGGCGCAGACGCTCGCGACCGCGAGCTACCCGAACATGTCGCCGTTCCACTTCGGGCAGATGGCCGTGAAGACCGGAACCTACGGCACGGAGGCCGCACGCGACGGCGTCCGCAAGGTCTCGGTGAAGATCGAGCGGCCGCAGGCCACCGAGCGCTTCTATGCCGGCCAGGCCGGGCTGAAGAAGGAACCGATCAGCAACGACCAGGTGAAGATCACCGGGACGCTGGAGACGGACTACATCGACACCATCCTCGACGACCTGCACACCTCCGACGCGGCAACCAGCCTGGTGTGGGAGTTCACCGGCCCGCTCATCGCGTCGACGTACTTTGAGACGTTCCGCATCACTCTGCCCGCGGTCCGCTTCGACGAGGGCCCGCCGGTGGTCGACGGCTTCGACGTCATCAAGCCGACGTTCAACTTCACCGCCCTGTACGACGGCACGAACCCGGTGAAGATCGAGTATATGAGTACTGACATCACGCTCTAAGCTAGTAGTATTCGAGTGTGACTAAAAACGAACTGCACTCCCTGGTCGACTCGTTGAACCACACCAACTGGCACGTCAAGGCAATCGTTCACTGCCTGATTGAGCTTGGGCAGGTCGAACGCCTTGAGTGCCAGTACGAGGACTGCATCCTCGACTCACGGGCTTTCCGGCCGCGCAGTGGCGGGCGGGGTCACGAGTCCTACTCGCTGGCCCTGGATCACATCGATCCCCGGGCGGGCGGCGGAAGCAACCGGCCGGAGAACCTGCGCCTCATCCACGCCTCGTGCAACGTCTCTCGCGGACTGCGTCCCGACACTCCCGAGTCGCTGGAGAAGCGGCGCGCAGCGCGTGCCGCATTCCTGGCCAGCGATCGGGCGGCTGGGTGGCGGGAGAGCATGCGCCAGCGCAAGGAGGGGTGGAACAAGGCTGCTTCGGATGGTGACCGGCGAGGCGGCAAGGCGGGCGTCTGGGGAGGCGTGGCAGCGCTGACACCCGAACAGGTCCGCGAGATGCGGTCCAAGAAGCGGGAGGGGGCCACGATCAAGGATCTCGCTGAGGAATACGGCGTGGGCGGTTCGACGGCCCACAAGGCAATCCGAGGCAAGGGGCCGTACAGCGACATCGAATGACTGTGAGGTGACCCCCCGTGGTCTCCGACATCCGCATCACCAACACCGGCAGCCTGATCGAGCTGCAACGCCGCTTGCGGGCTGCCGGTCACGAGAACATCCGCGCCTCGATGCAGCGCCGCCTGCGGCACGCCGCCGAACCCCTGCGGGACGACCTCCAGTCCGCAATCCGCGGGCTGGACATCAGCTCGCAGGGGCGCCGCGGCAGGCCGGGCGGACCGTCCCCGACGACCCGCCCCCTGCGCGCGACAATCGCCGACGCGATCCGCATCAGTGTCCGCACGTCGGGCAACCCCGGCGCCCGCGTCTGGGTCGACAAAGGCCGCCTGCCGGCCGACCTGCTGAAGATGCCGAACGCGCTCAACACCGGCCGGATCCGGCACCCCGTATACGGCAACCGGCGCCGCTGGGTGCAGCAGAACGCCACCCCCCTGTGGTGGGACTCCACCGTGCGCAAGGGCCGCCCCCGCATGGAGCGCGAAGCCGCCCGTGTCCTAGACGACGTGCGCCGTCGTCTTGAGTAACCAGGAGCAACAAGTGATCGTTTCGTACCGTCAGGAAGACGGCACCGTCGAGGAAGTCTCCACCGACGCCCTGTCCGCGATCGAGTCGTCCGTCATCGAGTCCGCCACCGGCATGGACTGGGACGACGTCGACACCGCCCTGCGCCAGCAGGCACCGACCGCGATGCGCGCCGTCCTGTGGGCGTTCCGCAAGCGGCAGCAGCCCACGCTGCGCTTCTCCGACTTCGACCTGCCCGGCTGGAAGCGTCGCACCAAGGCCCGGCTGGAGTACGCCGAGATCCTCGACATGGTCGAGGCGCTGCTGAAGAACCCGGAGTCCACGGACGAGGTCGTCGAGACGATGTCCGGCTACATGCGGACCCTGGCCCACGACTCGGACGACGTGGACAAGGCGTTCAGCGAGATGGCCCCAAAAGACCAGGGCAGCGCCGTACCCCCGGCCGCGGAAACGCCGGCCCTTCCGGACGCCGCATCGGAGACCTCCTCGACGAGTACTGGCCACTGATCGCCCACCTCCTGCACATCGGCCCCGCCGAGCTCGAAGCGCTGCCGCGTGCCCGCTTCCTCCAGGCCGTGGCCTGGGTCGACCGACACGTGGCTGCGCAGGCCCAAGCAGCCGGAGGTGAGTGATGGCCAGCACGACCCTGACGTTCACGCTGGAAGGCCGGGACCGGCTGAGCCGCGTCCTGGACAAGGCGGGCGACTCCGCGAAGGCGCTGGAGAGGCGTCTCGCCACCATGAGCGCGGCGATCCCGGCCGCGGCCGCCCTGGCACCGCTCGCCGCGCAGGCCGGCGCGGCTGCGGTGGCGGTGGCCGCATTCGGTGCGGCAGTCGTGCCGCAGATCGGCGCGCTGTCCGACGCGAGCCAGGCCCAGAAGAAGTACGAGGACGCGGTCGCCAAGTCGGGCGCCACGTCCGAGGCTGCCGTCAGCGCGCATGTGGCGTTCGAGCAGCAGATGGCGAAGATGCCGTCCGCG